CAGTTGATACAATTCCGTTTGTTGCTACTATTGTACCAGTTAACTTACTGCCGTCTAATGAAGTAATCCATGACGGATTTGAATAACTTCCAGTTGTATAAACACCATTAGTTACTGTTCCGGCATTACCGCTAATGTCCCCTACAATCGTAGAAGAGAATGTTTTGATGCCATCAATTGTTTGATTACCAGTAGTGTAAACACCGTTGGTAACAGTAGCCGCAACTCCACTAATGTCAATCGCCCAAGTACCAGAAGCACCTGTGCCGGTAGGACTAGGAACATCTGTTCCGATAGCAAGTCCTAAATTGGTACGAGCTGTTTCAATATCCGATGCACCAGTACCACCATTGCTTGTGGCTAAAACACCACTAATATCTGCAGTGCTTATCTCAATATTATCCCAAGAGGTGTTTGCACCATTAGTCTTGAGATACTTACCGCTATTAAATTGTTGTGTTGGCGCTAGAGCATTAAAGGCTTTATTAGGGTCTGTCTGTCCTGTACCGCCTTGCGATATTGAGACCGGAAAGCTCAGTGACTCTGTTTGTCCATCTAGTGATCCGCCAGAACCTCTATAGATTGCCATGTAGTAGTTCCTCTGTCTTATTTAAATACACTCATGGAATGTACTTAAACAAGACCCCGCCGAAGCGGGATCCTGAGTTGCTTAATTAAGCAGGTACAGCTAGAGCGATAGCAGAAGTATCACGCAACTCTGCAACACCGTAGAGGGTGTCAGCAGTGAAGAGCGTACCCAAGTACTCTTGCTTGTACTGAGTTTGGCTGCGAACAGCTACTTGCTCAGCAAGAACAGCAAAGTCCTTGTGTGCCATCAAAGCAATGCGGTCGCCATCAGTTGCAGCGTCAGCATTGGTTGTAACATATACGGATACACCGTAGATGTCGCCGATCATACCGTTACGGATGCTGTTAGCAGAAGCAGCCTCACCAACGCTATTGAACGTGGTGAAAGTGTCTAAGCCAAGCAATGTGTTACGGCTTGATGGAGGGATGATGAAGAAACGACCGTCCATTGGAACATCGTTGTCATCTAAGCGCTGAATGGTACGGCGGATAGCAGCAGCAGTCAAAGCAGCAGCAGTGCCGGTGTACAGAGTCGTACCGTCGTCACCTTTGTAAGCCTTGTCATAAGCAGCAGTACCGTCGCCACCGTTAGCACCACGACCTAAACGAACTAAGTCGGTGTCAACTTGCTTAGCGAGAGCATAACCAGCGTCATCAGTGTAGAACTGACGGAGTGAAGACAATGCCTGAACTTCGACGATGTCCTCAATCAAGCGGCTATATTCATAATGCTTGTTGATGTATACGAGTACTTCGGACTCGGTGTTTGCGTTCAAAGTAACTTGAGTTTCAGCAACTTTCAAGTTAGCAGAGCCACGAACAGGAGCTGGAATGTGAACGGTGTCACCTTTCTTGCCCTTGAAGCTCATCTTTTTGAACAAATTAGCAGCAACTAAATTCTTTTTGTAAGCTGCTACGATTTCGTCAGACCAGATTTCTGGAATGAACGTTGCCGCACGAGTGGCGGTTACGTGGTTAGTACCTAATGCCATTTTATAAATCTCCTAAGATTAAGTTATTTAACCCTGTGTTCAGCATAGGCAGCCATGATTTCATCTTGTAGCGCCATATACCGATCAGGATCAGTCATTTTCAATTTGATAAGGTCAGCCCGTCTGTAAATCTTTTTGCTTACTTCTCCAGATCCGCCAACATCCACTGCTGCAGCACGTAATGCTGTTTCTTGAGCCTTGGTTTCGACTGCGTTTGATAATTGCTGCTGTTGCGTTGCTTTGATTTGCTTGAGTTCTTTGTAAGTACTTAGCAATTCATCTGCTGCAGGAAAATCAAATTCAGTATCTGCCTTGGTAAACAAATCAATTCGCACTGGGCTTGCTTTAACCCACTCATGGAAGTTAGCGTTTTGTGCTATTTCCATATAATCAGGATGCTTAGACTGCAACTGTTGTGCAATCTTCATCTTCTTCATTTCGAGTGCTGCTTGTTTTGCTTCAAGAACTGCAGGGTGCTGATCGACAGCTTTGTTTACAGCCTGTCTTGGATCAACAAAAAAATCTTCTTCTGGTTCTGATTCAGGTTGTTTCTGTTGCTTGGCATCGAGTTGTTGCTTGAGGAGTTGATCAGCTAGACTACGAACCTCATGTACTTCTTGTGCTTGTCGTCCAATGAGCTTTTCAGCTTCTTGGTGCATCTTAACGATGTCTTCTAGTGACTTGCCCTTGTACTTATCAGGAACTACTTCCTGTTTAGGTTCTTCAACTGGAGTCTCAATTTCTTGAGGTTGTTCCTGTTTTACTTCGTCAATCTGGTCAAAGTTTCCTTCTTGCAGTTCGTTTTCTTCAACAAATTCAGCCATAATAATGCTCCTGTCACAAAGTGATTGTAGGATTTATAAAATAACAAAGGTGCTTACGCAGTATCTCTGTCTCTATTGAGCTTACGCTCCTGCGCCAACTTTTCAGCTCTTCGTTTCTCCCACTTACTCGTTGCACTAGGAAAAATCCCAGTAAACGGCTCAAGGTTGATACGAGGTGTTGCTAATTGGCGGTGTGCAGTAGTGCCGCACTCTCTACAAGTAACGCCAACGGTATCAATCTCCACTAGCTTTTCTTGTTCATGTCCGGCTTCACAACGGAAGTCGAACATCCTACGAGGCATCTGAAGCGTCTCCCGACGAGTTCTGAAGTTGCTCGTAAGCCTTTGCTGATGTATCTCGTAAGGTTAGCACCCATAAAATGATGTCTAATTGTCCTTTACGGAAAAACAGCGTTTTTTCATCTGGAACGCTCATCAAGTTGTCAACGGCTTTCTGCATTTCTTTTAGGTCGGTGACTAAGTCTAACCAACCCTGCGTTGACATCATTGAAAAACGATCGTCATAATACTTTTGAAGTTCTTTGTCCACAGTTTTCTCCTTTAATGGGAACTGTGTTGTTAAATTACAACACTGTGGCTGATATTACCACAGTTTTGTTAAAATGTCAAGCACTTTTTGATTGTTTTTGCAACATTTGTAAACTAGCAATACGCTCGTTGCTCTTAATATCCTCTTCTTTGAGGGCTAGTTCAGCAATCTTGGCTCTACGCTCGAACTCGCCATCGGTATTAGAACCACGAATATTCTGGCTTAAACCGCTAATTACCTTCGCTTGGGTCTCTGCTGGCATCAATTGGGTCTCAACTACATCTTTCTGAGCAGAAGCGTTGTTTTTAACTGCTTCGGACTGCAATTTAGCGATTTGAGCCTGTGCTGTAGCCACTTCAAGCTGGATTTGAGCCTGTTGTAACTCCTGCTGTTGTGGGTTAGGCTGGAGCATTTGATCCAAAGTAGCTTCCATTTCAAGGCGATTTGGTAAGCTAGAGCTAGAAATAATCCCTTTTAGAATCATTGGCAACACAGGAGTATTAGGTCCAAGAGTCTGCAGTAACGCAATAAGCTGTTGTTGCTCGTATTCACGGGCAATAATGCCTAATGTAGCTGTTGGGATGAACTTGAGGTCAACTGTTGGATAACGCTCAGGATCAAACTGCATGAAACGATAGGCAGCTTTCTTAATAAACGGAACTAAGAAGTCCTCTTGGAAGTTCATGAGTGTCCGCTTGTACTTCTTAATGATCCCAGCAACCGACATCGAAGTTTGTGGGTAATCACGAGTCGAAGGCGACGGCTGTCCAGCTGCGTCTACAGTACCAGTGGCTTGTAGCAACATACGCTCAAACACAGAACTGGTTGTCAAGTTAGCAGGATCGGTATTGCCAAACTTAAACGGAACCATGATTTCATTTGGATTACCGTTGGTAAGGATTGCTTTACCGGGTTTGACTTCAAACTTAGCACCACGGGGTAAACGAGTAGCATCCATCGCTACCATTGGGGCTGTAGTTAATGCTAGGCTGTCTAAGTGCGCACGAAGTTGAGCGTCAATAGCCTTTTGCATGTTGTAGGCTTTTTCGACAGTGCCACGACCAAAGAAACGACCGGGAACGCTATCGTCTTGATAAGCGAGTACAGGACGATCCTTCATCATGTACGGATTCTTTTCTGCCTTTAGCAGAGTTCCGCCGTTGGCGATTACCACGATGCACTCGACTAAATCACTGTACTTGTCAGCAGTAGTATCTTCTGGGAAGAGGTCAACAACTTCACCATCTTCATTTTCCAACTGTTCGATATACTCACGAGGAGCAAGACCGTAGTAGGTCAAAAGCAATACTTTATCGTCTTGGAACTGAGTGACTTGTTGAGTAGGCTCTAAGTCGGTATCTTCTGGAGCTTGTTGAATATCCACTTTGCGGTAGATACCTTTTTCCATTCCTTCAACAACTTTATGAATCGACACATACTTCTCGACTGCAACGCCCATTGCGTCGTCAATCGTGGTAGCATTAGGGTCAATGAGGAAGTTCTTAGGATTGACAGGATTTAACTTAACGCAAGTGTATTCCTTTTCCATAATACCGTATGCAGCAGTGCCGTCAGGCATTGGCATCGTAGCAGGAATCATCTCCGGTTTGCGTTGAACAAGAATCTCGCCGATACCTGTTCCGTAAATCTCTGCCATCAATTCAACTTGTGAGATGGCTTTACGAGCGTTGTCTTTTTCTAAGTCTTCTTTAAGCTGTCGTTTAAGTACTTCAACATCAAGTTTGTCTGCGTCACCCAAGTCGTCAGAAATGTCAAACCATTCTCCATTGCCGAATATGGCTTCGCATACCTCTGCATGTCTTGTTTCCACAGCTTGTTGAGTCGCTGGGGAGATAATACGGCTTCGCTCAGATTCACGAGTGCGGTCTTCGGCAGACCATTGTCCTCGAAAAATGCGTTCATATTCTTTCCAATCCTCTAAAAAGTTGCTATCACGCCAGTCTCTCCAGCGATCAGTATGGGATACAACGAAGTCTACGATCTCACGATCGGATTCAGTTGGTTCTTCAAATACGTTATCGTTCATATTTTCAGCCATGTTTTTCCTTAATAGCCTGAGACCACATCCAATACTTCGTAGTCATCGTCGTCATAATCCTGTTGATAGTTCGATACCGCTAACTGATCAACATAAGCCAATGCGTCGACTAAGTCGTCATGCACATTAGCGGTTGGGAAGAGGAGCAACTGATCTACTAACTCTCTCCAATCTTCGTCTTCGTTTAAAGTGATTCTGCCATGCTCGAATCTACCTTGTAGCGCCCAAGCGATTCGCTCGGTTTTCTTTTTGTTGCCATGCGTCAAATCAGTGATGTGAAAGTACACATTATTCTTACGCATTAAATCGTTGAGGTAAGGAGCTACAGCATTCTTTAATGCCCCACGCTCGATACCAACTGCAGAGGGCTGATACTCATGGACAACCCTTAAAATCTTGTTCGCTGTTTCTTTAATGTCCCAGCGTCCGTGTATAATCTTTTCAACGAACCAATCGCCTTGTGGTTCTACTTTTACAATGGCGATAGCGGATTCGTCTAAGCGTTTCTTTGAAGCGCCAGCGTTCTTCGCCACCTCTTCAAATCCTGCCAAATCGATAGCGATAACATAGTCCCCGTACTGCGGGTCTTCGCCATAACGAAGCCACTCTTCTTTAAAGATCTCCTGCCCCGCATTATCGAAAGAAGCCTCGTACTCTTGCTTGAACGCAAAAGACGACAGCGTTTTTCTTGCAGCGTCCACCTCTTTCGGGTCAATCGTCTCATTGTCTTTGGTGGTGAAGTGCCATGCTTTCCATTCAGGATCTTCTTCTTCAAAGCCTAGCTTGTACATCTCATAGAACCAGTTACGCCCAGACGGAGTCGAAATAAACATCGCTTCACCTTTGTTATCAGACAAGGATGCTCGGATAATCTTTTCCCAAGTGTCTTGCTTAATAAACGCACACTCGTCTAGGACTGCGTAATACAAACTCAAACCACGAAGGGTATCACTGTTATCTGCACCACGAACATGAATCTTACGACCATTCACCAAGGTGATGTCCAGATTGTTAATGTGAGCAGACTTAATAACAGGTCTACCAATCTCTAGGAGGCTGTCCCAGATGATTTGTCTGGACTGTCCTAGGGTAGGGGACACATACAATACTGCACTGCCCTCTGGTGCCTCTAATGCCTTTATAATGAGCATCA